TACTAATAGCGGATATTGGGGCATATGCTACGTCACCAACCTTATCTAAAGCACTACGCTTATCGTCAGTGAACCAATTTCTCAACTTATTAGCTTGAGTACTCATACTTTCCCCCGCTTGTAGACCTATTTCTCCAATAGACCTTGTGGGAGCCATTATAGCGTCAGTAATAGTTCTATTGAAGCTTCTACCCATACCGCCTAAACGATCTATTAAAGACTCAGAAGTATCGGGTTTAGGTAGGTTTAGCTTAGGCGGTTTATTAGCCCATACTTGTAGCTCTGGTGGTTTAGCGGGGGCTTTTTCCTCGCCTAATTGACTATCGTTACCGTTAGCTAACGCTACCCCACCACCGCCTAGTCCTTCAATAGAAGGGGGCGTATTCTCGGAGGTAGAAGGTACAGCCGACACATCAAGTCGCTCAGGCGGTTTAACAGGCGCAGGCGGTTCTTCTTCGCCCCCACCGAACCAACCCTTAACCGATTTATAACCCGACACTAACGAACCGCCAAGCTTTTTACCTAGTCCAGAACCCGCCATATAGCCCAGCGTTCCACCCACTACACCGCCGATAGCTGTACCCACAATAGGAACTACCGATCCAATAGCAGCTCCGCCTGCAGCTCCTGCCCAAGCTCCAGCAGCACCACCCGCTCCCCCGCCTACCGCTTCACCCTTTAACTCATCGGCTTGGTCTTCGCTTATTTCACCTTTATCTAATTTCTCATTAGCATCACCCCACCCAGTGTAAGCTTCATAAGCCCCGTAAGCTACACCCGCAGCAGCACCAATCTTACCCGCATTTCTACCTAGAAAGCTACTAGCCGACTTAAGCATAGGTAAGGCTTTTTTACCGTGTTTTAAAACTTTCCCCGCTGTTTCAGCTTTGTCAGCTAGGCTACTTCCTTCTTCCGATTCTTCACCAGAAGCTTTACCTTCCTTATCTTCTGACTTGCTCTTAGTCGTACCGTCTTTGATAATTGATAATATCTCCCTTTGCGTTTCTAACGAAGCCTTTAAAGTCTCGCCTATGCTAGCATTAACTGCGGCAGACTCTGACTCGGTTTCGCTTAATTCACTTCCCGCTAGAATTGGGGTTGGGGTAGGTGCTCTATCGCTATTAGGATACGGTACGGGAGTTGGACGTACTACCTCGGGCGGTAACGGAACGGGCGTAGGCGTTGGAGATACTTGTTCAGTATCTGGAGGAATAGGTGCGGGGGTAGGTTGTACTACTTCCGGAGGTATAGGCGCAGGCGTAGGTTGTACATTCTCTGGCGGAGCAGATATATCTATTCTATTGTTAGAATCCTTATATCTTCTGTCCTGCGTAGCGTACATAGCCTTTCTAGGGTCTACCGCTATTTGTTCTCTTACCGCTCGGTTCCTAGCCTCAACGTCTTCTTTAGACGGGGCGTACCCTGCGTCTTTAGCTTCGTTTATACGCTTGTTTACTTCTGCGGTTTTCTTTTGAGCTTCGTAATTTTTTCGGAATTGTTCTTGGGCAGTTTCCTCATCAACTCCACCGAACTTTACAGCGTTATTTACGAATGTATTTTTCTCTAAGTCTTTAGCTTGTCTAGCTTCTCTATTCGCTAATAACCTATCAGCTAAACTACCCGAACCGCTTTCTACGCCTAGTATTGGTCTAATGTCCCATTGACTAGGCGTTACCGCTTTAGCAAAGGTTTCCTTTAATCCTTCTTTCTTATCCGAACGCCATTTACCGATAACCTCACCAAAGTTCTGTGGAGTTTTACCCTCCATATCTTGTTGGGTAATATCGGCTATCTTCTCTGCGTCTACCGTGTTTCTTCTATCGTAAGGAGATTTACTAGGAGTGCTGCCTCGAATACCGCTGGGACCTTGTTTAGTAGATTCCCCTATGCTTTTTTCCATACCCTTTACTAAGTTCTGTATAGCGGAGCTTAGTAGTGTAAGGTTTTCGTTAAGAATACGGTTTTCTTTAACTATTTCTTTGTTTACGGCGATAGACTCTTGAACCTGAGGCATCTCCACAGGTGGGCTTGAAGAAGTAACGTCCGAGGGGTTGGAATTATTCTTCTCCGCCTTGGACATTTTACTTATTATGCGTTCTTCGAATTTTGATTTTTTATTAGCCACTTTAGCTATTTCCTAGTCTTTGTTTTTCTTCTTCTAGATGCTTCTTAAGCATGGCGACGTAGATATCACGCTCAAACGGTAACATATCTTCTAGGTCATTCAGAGCGTATTTGTGGTGGTATGTTAAGGCGAAATTCGTAGTATAGAAATTCGCCAAATCATTATGACCTAGATTCATTAAAAAAAATTGTCAGTACCCTTTAACGTATAGCTATTAGAGGCTTTACAAGCGGGGCATGTGTATTCAATTTTCTGTTCATATTTTGGTACAGAAACAAAGAAGTCTTCAATCATCGCAAACTCTTTCTTAGATAAGTTTTCAATAAAATCGACTACTTCTTCCCTAGTTTGATCAGCCGTATAGAATACTTCCTTATCATCATACACAGCGTGTACGCAATCAATAACCGCATCAATAGCCAACTCTACATCGGTATTAGCCTTATTAGCATCGACTAACTTTAAAGCTTCAATTCTAGGATAACGCATAATAACGCCAATACTATCGTTCAATTGAATTTTGGTGCTATGATTAGGCGATTTAATCATAGGTATCTTAGTCAAGTCAATCTCAATTTTTACTTTATTGTTTTTATCTGTACAATGTGCGCAGGTAAAAATTAGTTCTACATTTTCGCCTACGGACTTAGCACGAATTTGAGTAAACATATACTCAATATCAAATATAGCTAACTCATCGACGTTAATCGGATCGAGTACGCAGGTGGATATAATACCCTTAAGCGTATCAATCATTACCGATATGTCTTCGCTTTGTTGTGCGATTAGTAAATTCTTTTCTTCTTTAACTCGGAAAGGTCTGAATTTTACAGTCTTCTCGGTTGAAGGGACTACCATACTGTAGATAGGAAATGTAGATTTTGGTAAAGCCATAGTGTGTATCCTTATTGTTTCAATGATTTAATCAATCGGCTTAATTCGCTGGTACTACCTACGAATATAGCATTATTGGTTGTGGTATTTTGCGGAGCAGTTTCTACGCCACGGGAACTATCTAACTTAGATTTTTGTTGATGAATGTCCATCAACTGTTGGTTTATATCGGCAATTTGTTTCATCAAATTACCCACCACCTCAAAAGCCCTTGGGTGCTCGGAATCTTTGGCTATTTGAAGAGCGGTAGTTAAAGCGTCTTTTCCTGTTTCTAAGAGTTCGTGTAAGTTGTTACGAGTTTTCTCGTAATCGGATTCAATCTTTACACCGTCTCCCTCTACAACAGCCCCAGTCGCATTATCAATAATAGTAGGGACTTTATCTTCCGCCACGATGGGGTTAGTATTAAAGAGTTGGGATAGTTTATCGTCAATATTCATATTTTAATTTGGGTTATTGTTACTAGAATCGGATTCTTCTAGGTATTTATCATACACTGTTCCACTCATCTTTTCCTTAGTCCTACCCCAAGCGGTCACCCCTAATATAGCTCCCATAGCAACGTGAAATAGCCCCGAGCCTTGTAAAGTGATAGGATTCCATTGCTCAAGCGGGGTTTGTGTATATATGTGAGCGTAACCCCAAATAATAGGGAATAAAATGAAGTCGGAAATACAAACGGTAAGATACATCCAACCCATAGCTGGACGCCAAGTATCTCTTATCCAATTGTATCGTTTACCCGTCATCTTACTTCACAGGAATAGTAGGTTCTAGCGGACTATCTGCCTCAAGCGAATCCCAGTATTCTTGAGCTAATAGTTGTTCATAATCTCTTTGTTGTTCATTCCAGTCGTTTACTAATTCGCCAAGACTAAATTCGTCATCAAACATTCCTGAGTTATCGTTACTTGGTTCTTTAGGGGTAACTTCGCTATCTAAGCGGAGTTGTTTAGAAGTCCAATTTTTAAATTGTAACGTAACCGTTAAAGTCATGTATTGTTTATCAGCATACGACATACCAATAGCCCCTACCGATTTAGGATATACTTCGTTGAGCTTTATTTCGTACTTAGCATTATCGTTTAAATCTTCTACTAATATATACATTTCGGGACATATATAATCGTCATAATAGTTAAAGTTACGAGTCTTAGCGTTTTGAATATGTTTAATCCAATCGTCGAAGAACGCTTTAACTATTAAATCTCCATCGACGTAGAAGGTAGCTTTAATAGCGTTAAAATCGGTCTTATAGGGCATTTCCCTAGATTCTACATAACTAACCGTGCTGGAAGTTAGTATAGAAGCCGAGGGGAGTTCTATACTATTACACATAATAATAACTCGAGATAATTCGCCGTTATTATATCCTATGTTTTGTAGAACTCGGGGTAGTCCTATGATAACTCCGTAACGATTAGTTCTGGCAAGACCCGAACCCGCACTAATTTCGCTAACAAATTCTGATATTGATGCCATGGTAATTTTACTGTTTAATTTATTATTTATTAGTTATATACCAAGCTCGTTTTCCGTCAATATCTTAAATTCCATATTACGGTCTTTAGCGTATTCATTCGCAGCCTTCCACTTAGCTTGGTTCTTGGCGTAGGTTAAAGCCTCGGTCATGAATCGTTTAGTTTTCTTTCCTGGATAGATTGGCGGTAAGGTTTGTTTATGAGGTTTTACCTCTATTAGATAACCCTTTACAGTACCGTCCGTTTGTTTTATCTGAATATAAAAATCTACAAAATACCTATGAATCTTTTTATATTGATCAGTTGGACACCTATACGGTACAACGGTTTCCTCTGAAGTCCACTTTATAACTGATGGGTTTCTATCGCACCAGATAGCGAATTTAGTCTCCCAAGAACTACGCATAATAATATTCGTAGGGTCTCCGCCATACTTTTGCGGATTTTGTGGTGTATATTTTCTTTTATGAAACATATAAATAATAGGTAAATTTAATATTAAAAGGTAAAATGATGGCAGAAGCCCCAAAAACCGACGTTGGCATAATGCCAGTACCCGCACCAGCTAGACCACCAGTAACGTTTGAAGACAAAGAATACAATGTAACCCAGCATCAATACCCTAACGATCTATTTAGTAAGCAAGGTATATACGGGGGTAATTATGTCGTTTTCTATATTAACGTAGCGGTCGATTCTAAGATAGCTAAACTAGCCACTACTGATAACAATGTTGTTACCGCTGCAATACCACCTAGAATTCGTGGTGAGATAGCGGGTTCCGACCTATCTAAAGTTAAAGCTACCGTTATTGGAGCTGCGATTGGGGGTGCTACAGGTGGAGTTGCCGCATTGACGGCTGGACTACCCTTAGTGAATAAAAAAGACGCTGCAGGGGCAGTAATTAAAGGACCGACCGCTTTAGGTAAAATCGGAACTGGAGCGTTAATAGGAGGCGGAGCAGCTGCTTTAATAGCTGCTCAAGCCGCAAGTATGAACCGACAACAAAAGCGTTTACGAACCGCAATTGCTATGCACGTCCCTAACTCGCTTTCTATATCTTATGGTGTTAATTGGCAAGAAGAAGATACTATGGCGTTCCAAGCTGCGGATGCTATTATTTCTACTTCGATAGCGTCTGCCGCACCCGCTGTAGGAGCCAATATGGCTCTAAACAAAACACCTATTATCGCTGCAGCCCTTTCTGCAGCTTCCGGTCTTGCCGCAAACCCAAAGAAAGAACAGATATTTAAGGGCGTTGATCGTAGGAGATTTACATTTAAGTACCTATTTTCACCTAGAAATGCCGCCGAATCTTCTAACGTAAGAAATATCATTAAGGCTTTCAAATATCATATGCATCCGGAGTATAAAGATGAGAATAACTTCTTATACATATATCCTTCCGAATTTGATATAACGTATTTCCAAAACGCTAAAGAGAACGTTAATTTACACCGCCATACGTCTTGTGTGCTTACAGATATGACCGTAAACTATACTCCAGGTGCTGGGACTTTTTCTACGTTCCCAGACGGAAGCCCAACACAAATAGAGGTTACTATGACCTTTATGGAATTGGCTGTGCTTACTAAAGAACTTATCCAAGAATTGTATTAAAATGTACTTTAATAAACTACCCGTTATCTATTACAACTTCCCCGTAGCGGGGGAGGATCGTATGTTTGTTATAAAGGACGTATCAATAAACGTTCGCTTTATAAAAGAAACTCTTGAAAACATTACTATCTACGATGAATACGATATTATAGACGGCGATACCCCAGAAATTATAGCTCATAGAATATACGGTTCTACCCAATATCACTGGGCTTTAATGTTAGCTAATTTACGCTTTGACTATGTGAATGATTGGCCAATGAGTTACGATAGATTAGAAGAATACGTTAGAAGTAAATACGGCACTGACCAAATGTACGTCACTCGCCACTATGAAGACGCTAACGGGTTTGTAGTAAACTCTGACGCACCTACCGCTGTACCTGTTTCTAATATGCTTTACGAAGAGCGTATAAACGAGTCTAAGCGTAGAATTAAGCTAGTTTCTAAGGCTATGATTGATCAGATAAACACCGAATTCGGAAAACTGTTATAATGACAACTGAAGTAACTATACAACCAATACAAAGAGACGACTCTAATAGCTCGAATAAATTACGGTTAGCGGGAGACGTGAACGTAGAGAGCGTCATGATGATTTCGTTGGCTACGGGTAGATATTTTAACGTTAAAAATCAATTAGTTACAATACACGTATTCGAGGATTTATTCTCCCCTTTCATCACAGGGATATTAGTATTTCGAGAGTCGTTAGACTTCACTAATTTCTTCCCGATGGTAGGTGAGGAAGCGGTAGAACTTAAAATATTTACACCAACCCTAGACGACTCACCCGCAGGCATTATACAAGGTAAATTCTATATCTATAAGATGGAAGACGTTACCGAGGTGGCTGAGCGTAGCGTAGTGTATAAACTACACTTTATATCCATGGAAGCTATTACGGATATGAACTCTAAGGCTTCTAGAGCGTATGATGGGGTAATATCCGATATTGCTCAAAACATAATGTTAGAAGAAGATGGGTTATATACGAACAAACAATGTAATATAGAACCCACTAAGAATAAGACTAAGTTTGTTTCTAATTATTGGTCTCCAGTTAAAAGTTTAATCTACTTGACCGATAACGCTATTAACACTATTGGCGCACCTACTTACCTATTCTACGAGAATAGGAATGGGTTTAATTTCTTAAGTTTGGACTATATCTACATTCAACCGTTGGTTCAAGAGTTTGAGTACAATAACCCTTACCAACTAATATCCCCTACGGGCGGTAGTTCTAGGGTTCCTGAATTAGATTATAAGCGTATAGATAAATTAACAATACCCGTTAGCCATAACTTTATGGAACGAGTTACGGGCGGTATGTACGGGTCTAGGATGATATCGTTTGATATAACCACTATGCGTTATAAGAACGCTAAGCACTCTATGTACACCGATTGGAATGACCCCAATAAAGAGATTCACTTAAACAAATACTCTACGCAATCTAAAAAATTATTGGCTACGGCTCGTTCCGCAATGTTCAATGATGTTATACAAAAGAGTTCTTTTACGGGGTACGGTAACGTTTCTAACACCGATATTACCCAAGCTAGAATTTCTAGGTTAATGATGGCTCAGGCTAATAAGATAGAAATTACCGTTCCTGGACGAACCGACTACACCGTTGGGCAAGTAGTTGGGGTTAAAGCGTTCCAGAAAGAACCTATGAATAAAGAGGATTCTAACGAGAAACAACTGGATAAATTATTGAGCGGTGCTTATATAATAGGTGCTATCAATCACACAATTAGTAAAGAAAAACACGAATGCCATATGGAATTGATTAAAGATTCTTTGGTTATTGACTTAGACGGAAAGGCGAACTAATGGATCAAGGAACGGTATCATACTTTGTTGGGGTGGTAGAGGATAGAGAAGATCCTTTAAAAATCGGTAGATGTAGGGTTAGGGTTGTAGGTTTACACACGGAAGATAAGTCCGTTCTACCTACGGAAGATTTACCTTGGGCAGTACCGCTAATGCCTATAACCAGTGCTAGTATGAGCGGGGTGGGTAATGCTCCAGTGGGGTTAGTTCCTGGAACTTGGGTTATGGTTATCTTCAGAGACCCCGAGCAACAACTACCTATTATGTTAGGTACATTTAACGGTATCCACCGAAGCCAAGCTGCGGAAACCGCTGTTGGCGATACCGATAACCTAGTAACCGATGGTGGGGTTATTACTACTCCAGACGGAGAACCAGTTAAGAACCCAGACGGATCGGACGTGGTAGTTGGTCAAGATGAGTATAAAAACGCTTTCGCTTCGTTCTTGAGTAGTTTAGGCTTGGGTGGCGGATTAGGCGGTATTATCAGCAGCATATTAAGCGGGTTGTTTGGTGGAGGAAGCACAACCGCTACAGCCCCTTCGGGCGGAGGTATTAGGGCGGAACCACTTAACGCTAATGATACTTCTAAGCCTACAATTACACCTAAAATAGAAACTGATGAAGAAGTTAAGCTAACCGCTCAACCAGAAACCAGTAAGGCGACGGATTTAACGCTTAAATCCGCAATTCCTCTAGAACCAGGACCTGAAAAACTAATTGATAAAAGCGGTCGTGGAGATATGCGACGTGGTATTAAAGCGTTGTTGGATGCGTGTGATAAGCTAGGTATAACCAGTAAATACGCTAAGTGTTCTATCTTGGGTATTTGTGGTGGCGAGTCTATGTGGCAACCAGTTGAAGAGGGGTGTAAGTATAGCGATTTTGATAAATACACTTCTACGTTTAGAAGCGCATATAGTAAAGACCCCGTAAGAGGGAAAAAATACCATAATTGGAATGGACCAAGGTCAGAGTTTTTTGAGTTCGTGTACGGCTTCGATAATCCGAAGGGTAAGGAATTAGGTAATAAATTACCTGGAGATGGGGGTAAGTATTATGGGCGGGGTTTCGTTCAAATAACGGGTAAGCGTGGTTACTTTGACATACAACAAGCCTTAGCTAAAGAAGGGTTTAATATCCCATTAGTGGATAATCCAGATATATTGATTACAGACTATGAGAAATCCGCTTTAGCAGCAGTAATGTTCTTTAAGCTCTACGTTAAGGGCGATAGAAATAGCCCAACGTATTTTGATGCCGCCAAAAAAAGGGTAGGAAAACCCGTAGCCGATTCGTATATTAAGAAACATAA